CTACCCAAAATTCTACAAATACTAAAATCCTTTTTAGGATTTTTAGTATAACTACCATCTACCCAAAATTCTACAAATTTTTGTTTTTCTGGATCATATCTTTCTACAAGTTTAAATTTTCTGAGAGATTTAAATACTACAGTTGTTCTTTCAAACAAACCTTCACCATTACTTATGTTTCCAAACTTTGTATGAAGTTCTGTTAAAAATGCTTGTCCTTCTCTAGATGACCAGTGTGGTGCTTTATCAAACAGATTAGTTTCCATATCAAATTCTGCTATCTTAGATGCCATAGGTTCAGGAAACTCTCCCCTCTGTCTATAATAAGCATTATCTACATCAAAGTTTTTAAGCTTTTTTAAATCTTTTTCTGTTAGTTCATGACCGTGTTCTTTAAATAGTGTAGCAAGTGTTATTTTTTCTGTATATACTTGCCAGTCCATATCTTCTTCAAAATGTGCAGATTCTGGTCCACCTGATTTATAACCTATGGGATTAAGTATTCTAAAATACGCTTTATTATTTTTAATACCTGTTTCATATAACTGAGCTCCTGAAATAAGCATGTGCTTAAAGTTTTCATCAGTCCAGTATTTTATTTTATCTCTTCTAAGTACAAACTCTGTAATTTGCTGTAACAAGGACTCTCTAGGAGACTTATAATCTTTCTTCATATACTTATCTGCATCTTCAGGAGTCATTGCTGCTGTTTTCTGAGATATCTCCTGCTGCATTCTTTCTTGTAATTCAGGAGCAAGTTGTGAAGGATCTGTAATATTATTTTCTGTTAACCACTCTTGAAATGCTTGATCCTCTAATGGTTTAAGTTGTGAGTCTTGTATCCATCTTTGATAAAGTTCTATTCTTTTTTTCTTCTTAAAATTAACATTTGTAACAGAAGAATCAGTAACAATAGGTTTTAAATTAGTCATTTGTTGCTGACCATGTAGTGATTTACCTATAGGAATTAGTATATCAAAATGTGGTATGTCTTCTCCATTAAAATAAAAACCTTCTTCTTCTAACTCTCTAGAAGAAAAAGGACTTGTGATATCAGTTTTATATATACCTCTACCATTCCATAATCTATAATTAAGTAATGTTTTTTCTACATCTATTTGAGTATCATACATATAAGATCCATCAGCATAATAATCTATCCATTCTTTTAACCATGCCCAATCTTTAGCTGCTTTATCTTCAAAAGATACTTTATGAGATTTTATACTTTGATCACTTAAAGGTACTCCTAATAAACTTTGTTCTTTCATATTAGTAATTGTAGTAATTATGATTTATATTTGCAGATTTTTTAGATATCTGCATTTTATTAAAATATGTATTTATTCCTTCTTTAGCAACTTCGGATGATTGTTGTATAGGAACTCTTCTTTCTTGTGATAACCATAGAGCAAGTAATTTTAAAGATGAAATATGGTCAAAATTACCTTTTCTATTATACTGTATGAGTTGTTTAAGTATCATAGGAGATTTTAGCTTATTTAGATTATAAAGTATTACTCCATTATCTAATGTTTTCCATTCAGTAAGTAACCATTGTCTCCAGAGCTGTTCTGCTTGCTCCTGAAGAGCTGGAGATGTCATATCTATACCTACATCATATTTCTTACCAGGATTCTTTACAGCAGCTGCTATAGCGTCTGTAGGTTTAGCTTGTAATAAATATGCCCACCCTTCTCTCTTACAATAACGTATGAAATCTGCTATATTTGTTTCTACCATAATTTTAGCATTATAATATATAGCTAATTGTACTGCTATTTCATGCACATCATCTACTCTATCTAATCTGCCTATATATTCTGCTACAATATCATCTTGTAACCCTTCTGCCCAGTTGTTCTCAGATATACCTTTATAAACAATAATAGATGCAAGTGAAGTACCTTCTCCATCATCTCTATAAGGGTCATATACAACTTTATATAAAGATCTTTTTTGTGTAGGATCTGGAACTTTTTCTTCAGGAGCTTCATAGAATACACAACAACCTTTAAGATTATTTTTATATGCATCTAAATTTGTAGATAATATAGGTTTTAGTCTATTATTAATATCTACATTTAAAATTACTCCTGTTTTAGTTTTATTCCACTCTAATTCTCCTTTAAAACTATATGTCTCATAAAGTTCTTGTATTTCTACCTTATTTAACTGATCTCTTAGCATAGCTATAGGAAATATATTAGATTGCCCACTTAAGAACATTTCAGATGGTACTAATGGTCTAGCCATCATATAACCATCTAATGCAAAACTATTATCTGCTTGTCCTCTTATAGCTCTTTCATACATTTCTACTTCATATGCTTTCTCTATATCTTGGTTACCATTTTCATCTCTAAAAGAATCATCCTGATAGTAAGCAGGTATAAATAATCCTATAGGTTTTTTTCTATTTTCCCATAAGTCATCAAAACCTAAGCAAGTGTAAGAGTCTGGATCTTCAAAAATAACTTTAGGTTCTTCTATCTTCTCCATTGAACCACCTGTACCTGTTCCTAACTGTGAGCCAAATTTATTTCTTCTTATAAGTGTAGTTTCATTAGATGCCCACATTTGTAATAGATTTGTAGCAAGACCTACTTCTTCTATTTCACTTATCATAGGTCTTGTACCTACAGCAGCTTCACTATTAGATTCATATGTAACATGTATAAGTTTTGTTCCTTTACCACCTACCTTTTCTACTCCACCTTCTTTATAAAGATATTCTGCTCTATAAGGAGATTTATTATTATTTACAACAAGTGTACCTAAAGTATTTTGAAAGAAGAACCCAGGTATAAAATCATCATTTTCTCCCCATGCACCAAAGTTTTCTTTTTGGTACTCTTCCATAAACTTAAATTTTTTAAGTAAGTCTGCAGATTTAGATGATAATGCAGCACCTACTACAATTTCAGGACCTTTCTTTATATCAAAATATGTATTATCAAATCTAGTAGCTCCATGAAATTTAAAAGTATGTGATAATAGAGCAGCAGCTATAAATGATTTACCTATACCTCTACTTGCTAACCATAATAAATTTAGTGCAGTATTTTCATATAAAGGTAGTCCTAGTGGCTTTTCATGCGTTTTATATAGATATTCTCTAGGATGTATGTATTTTTTATATGTACCATCTTTTTTATAAATATGCTTGGCAACAGATAATCTTTTTTTATCTTTAGGATTTAAATTTATATTTTGTTCTAATTTATATACAAGTATATTACTTGTATATTCATCATCATCAGCAAATCCACTAAAGCCTCTACATATCAACCAGTTAGTAAAAAATACCCATTCTATATCCCTTAATCTAGGTATAATAACTTCTGATGAGTTATTGCTCTCATCTTCATCTTCTATGACACAAAAATTAACATAATAATAAAGCTGTGGTGGACAGTATCTCCATCCACCTTCTTTAGTATCTTTATTTTGATCTAAACCCCATAAACCTTCTATACATCTTTTCTCATGTTCTTCCCAGTAATCTTCATAGTCTTTAGTAGCTGGATGATATTCAGGATGTTCTTTTACAAGAAAAGGTTTTATATTATGGAGTATAGGAAATAATCTTACTACTTTATTATCAGTACTCATTTAAGTCTTTTTATAGATGTAATTATCTTAGTTTTAGCATTAGCGTAATATCTCCATACTGCATAGTTAGGAGTACCATCTTTATTTATATTTATAATTTCTTTACTTATGTAGCTTATTTCTTCCATTATCTTTTTCTTTTTTCTCTCATAGAAAGCTGAGCATTACCTCTAACTTTACTTTTATTTTGTGAATCTAACATATTTTCTTTTACCATTTGTAATCCTTTCCACATTTTATCTAGCTTATCCATAATCTTATAATATTTTTCAAACTGTTTATCATCATCTAAAGATAAACTATCTAAAAATGTAGACATCTCTTCAAACTTTCTAGTATGTATTCTATGTAGAGATTCTTCTGTAGTTAATATAAATTTACTAAAATCACTTACAAGACCTTTATATTCTTCTGATTCTGTATCTACTTTATAATAGGATTTTTGTACTTCTTTTATTCTTTCTTCCACATCTATAATTCTAGCATAAGGATTATCATTATAATCTGCTTCTTCTATCATCCACATAGACCAACATATTTTAGATGCTACTTCTGGTTTATGGTTTTTATATACTTTATTAAACCAACCACATGTAGATATAATAGGATTTTGTTCTTTAAAATCTAATTGCGGATTACCTTTAATTGCTGACATCTATTATTTTTATTTTAGATAATAATATTTTCATTTCTTCCCAATTAATGCAGTCAGGTTTATCTTTTGTATCTATAATAAATATATTATCATTTTCTATTATGGTTTGATTATCTGCATTATCTTCTACTAAGAATCCTCCATCTTCTGTATTATATGT